ATTACACCTGTCAACCCCCAACATGTAGATATCTTCTAACCCCTTGTCCGTGCTTGTGTTTTTGGCGGCTCGTAGCCGTAATGAACAGCGAGTACGCCAAGCGCTGTTACCAGCGTGCCCGTCGCCTGATTGAGCTGCGCCGGCCGACCGCCCCAGCCCTGCCGCGTGGCCCACTCCCGCAGGCTGTGGCCGAGCCCGACCACGGACCACACGCAGCTGCCGCCGGGGCTCGCCATGCCGCCGACCGCCGCGAGGGCGCGGGCCACCCGTTCGCGGGCGGCCATCTGCTTGTCCGTCAGGTCGCGCGGCCGGCCGCCGCCCGAAACCCGAACCATGTCCCTGGGCGGCGTGGCGTCGTAGGCGGCGATGGTGAACTGGGCCTGAAAATCCCGGGCGGCATCGTGCATGGACCGCGTGATGGTGCCGGCCTTGCGCATCCGTCCGAGGGTGTCGATGGTCCTGGGATGGGCCACGGGGCGGCCGTCGGGGTCGCCTTCGCGGACGATCTCGGCCTTGCGGTCGCCGGGCAGCTTGATCACCTCGACCACGCCGCTGCGGGCGGGCTTCTTGGCCCTTTGCTTCCTGCGCCTAGCCATGAACCATCCCTCCAGTCTCTGGGCGCTTGCCGTAGAGTTTCTCGCCGAGCTGCCGGACCAGTTCGCGCTCGGGCCAGGTGAGCCGATCATCCTCGACCGACACGGCGAGCACGCCCTGTTCCCGCCAGCCGTCTTGCTTGACCCGCTCGGCGTCGCGGCGTTGGCCGCCGTATCCTTTCGGATGCCACCTCATCGTTGCACCTCCTTGAGCACGGCGGCGTAGCCGGCGACGTCAACGAGGGAATCCAGGTGCGCGGGATCGTGGACCAGCCGAGCCATCTTGAGGTCGATCAGGCAGAGCGCCACCTGGGTCGGCGTCACGGGCCGGCCCAGGGTGATCGACCAGCGCCGGGCGATGGCCGTCATGGCCACGACGGGATCGCCATAAGTCTCGCGGCGGTTGGCGACCACGGCCGCCGCCTGCTTGAGCATCGACTCGCCGTTCATCGCACACCTCCTTGGGTTTCGATCACCCACAGCAGCAGCGCGATGGCGTCGGCCTCGTTATCATCGGCAGGCGCGTAGCCGCGCGCCGACACTGCCGCGATGACCGCGTCCTTGTTTGCGTTGCCCTTGCCGGTAACAAAGCGCTTGATGGTGCCCACCGGAACGCCCTGGTAGGGGATCTCGTGTTCCTCGCACCAGGAGGTCAGGGCGCCGAGGAAGCCGCCGTAGATGTGGGCGGCATCCGTGCCGACGTGGCGGCGGACCTCCTCGAAGACCACGCGTCGAATGCCATGGGAGAGCATGGCCAGTTCGACCAGCCAGTCGGTGAAGCGCAGGTAGCGCATGCCGCCACCCTCGAACCGGCGCGGGCGGAAATCATGGGTGCCGGACACGATCCTTCCGTCCATGGTGCGAAGCGCCCATCCGGTCGTCGTGCCGAGGTCGAGGGCCAGCAGGACGTCAAGCCGTTCGTTAACGGAAGCCGGTGCGGTCGCGGCGCTTGCATCCGCCGCCGGATGGATCAGAGTCGTTGAAGCCATGATGATCTCCATTGATCGGGTTGTCGTGGTCAGGGCGGCGACGGGGGACTGCCAAGAACACCGTCGCCGTCCGCTTGCGGAGCCGTGGTATGGGGGGAGGCCCGGTGGCGTAGGGGCTGCGCATCACAGCACCTCCTTCAGCCAGTCGGGGGGATCGCCGCCCTTCTCGCCGGTCGCGAAATCCGACCACGGCCCGGACGTGACGTTGATCTTGAGGCTGGCGCCGGGATCGGTCCAGCTCGCCACCGATCATCGCGGCCACCGACCAGTCGGCGTCCAGGTTGGTCTCCTCGGCGCGGCGGATCAACGCCACGTGCAGGTTCTTCACCGTGCCCAGGAAATCCCCGGGGCGGTACAGTCCTGTCCTGACCAGCTTCGCGATGGCGTCTTGGTGCACGGTTTCTACCGCCCCCTTTTTCCGGTGTGTGGTTGGGCGTTACCGGCCCGTAGATTCGGGAGGGCGCCCTCAGTCCTGCGAATCCAGATGCTCCTGATCGCACACGACGCAGTGCGGAACCCGATCGCTGTTCCGACCGGTTGTCAGGCGCCCGCAGCGATAGCCGTTGTCGTAGTCTGCGTCAGAGCCGATGCCACGCTGGCTCTCGACGCCGCGGACCATGGAGCGGGCCCATTCACATCCCTGGATCTCGGCGAACTGGACGAGGGCGCGCAACATTTCCAACTGGCTCTTGAAACCGACGGACAACATGCCGCCGAATACGGCTTCCGGCGTCGCGCGCGGGTCGGTCATCCAGTCGATGCCGACGCAACCATCACTGCAGCTGAGGGACCGATGACGCTCCATCTGGTGCTTGTAGCTGGGGTCTCGGCTGTCAAGCACGACAACGTCATGAACGCCATGCATTGCGCCCGAGATCCCGCCGACGGCGATGTCCGCGTCTTCCCAGAGGATCGTCACCGCTTGGGCCGGAACAAGGGCGTTCGGATTGATTTCAGACATGGCTCTCTCCTCGTTTCTGGTTTCAAAACTCAACGGCTTCTTCGCTCAGCGGGGCGTTGTCCTTGGACACGTACTGCCACCCCATCTGGGGATCACGCGAGCTGCGGAACTGGAGGTTTTCCGTGTTGAAATCCAAGCCGACGGTACCCTCCCAGCCATTCCTGCGTTGCTTCGTGACGTTCAGAATCGTCGCCGGCTTGGCCTGCTCCTCCTTCAACGCGACTTCAGCCGCTGAATCACCCTGATCAACGGCGAGCTGCAATTCCGCGACCTTCCGTTCCCTCGGCCTGTTCCGCCAAACACCGAGCACGTTCGATGGATTTTCGGTGATCTCCGACGTGCCCTTGACGTCATCCGTCTCCGGAAGCTTGCTGCCGCCTTTTCCGTCCCTTTTCCGGCTATGGGCCACGACATGAATTTGGACAGGGAATTTGATCGCCATTTCTGTGATGGCCAGGATAACCTCCTTTTGGCGATCGTAGTCGCCGGGCGCCACCCCTAGTCGCATGAAGCTATCCAACACCAGGACATCCACGCCGTAGCGCCGGTGAGCGTATTCGAACACGGTGAGAACCCGTTCCACTTTCGACCACCCTATGACGTTGAATACCCAGCACTTCCCGTCCAGCCAGTCGAAAGCGCTGTTGATGAATTTCTGTGTCGGCCGGCCGGTGCCGGTGATCTGCTTAACGATTTTCTGCACCGTGTCGGCCGGCGGCCATTCGAGGCTGGCAATGCAGACCCGCGCGCCCTGATCCATGAAACCGACGCTGGTATGCCCGAGGATCTCGGTCTTTCCGTCACCGGTCGCACCCTGCCAAACCGTGACCTCGGAAGGCCTGAAAAACACCTTGCCCCGCGCCATCTCCCAGGGCAGGTGGTAGCCCTTTTCCTCTCCGTCCGGCGGGAAAAACAGGTTGATCACGTCATCCCTGAACGCGGTGGCCGGGCGCAGCTCTTCCGGATCCTCGGTCTTGGCCTCGGCGAAACAGCGGTCGATTTCAGCCTTTGCTACGCCGTCGACCAGACACTGGTTGGCGTCCTTGCGGGGCAATCGAACGACCCGGCAGCGGTGGCGGCCAAGCCGGGGAATGATCGCGTCCAGCGCCTGCTGTCCCGATGCGTCGTTGTCCAGGCAGAGGTTGATCACGTCGAACCGGCTCAGCCGCTCGTACTCGCGTTCGATCCACTGCTGCTTGTCGCCGCCGCCGCCGCCGAACGGCACCGACAGCGCGGGGTAGCCGTAATCCCACAGGCTCGGGGCGTCGATCTCACCCTCGGTGATGGTCACCGCCCTCGCGTCGGGCGGGATGGCCTGCCAGCCGAACAGCACCGGCTCAAGATCCGAATCCAGGGGCCGGGTATCCTTCTTGCCGTCCGGGCCGCGGTCGATGGCCAGGTACTTGGCGAACACCAACTCGTCGTCGACAAAGGACCGGAAGATGATCCGCCGGTCCTGCTCCCCGATCCGGTAGGCGGCGATGGCCTCCGCCGACAGGTTGCGGTCCTCGCGTAGGTAGTCCAGCACCGCCGCCTGGGGGACGGCGCAAACCGGGTTGGCCGGCCGCCGGTAGGACTTCTCGCGGTGGCCATGGAACTCCGGTTTTCGGAACCCGAGGAAGTCGTTGATGTCCCGGTGCGTCTCCGCCATCGACAGGCCGCGGACCGCTTTCCACAGGTCGATGACATCGCCGCCGTCGCCGGTCGCGAAGTCGCTCCACACGCCGGTCTTGGCGCCGTGCAGGTGCACCTTCAGGCTTTGCCCTTTCTCGCCTCCGATCGATCCGACGCACCATTCGTGCCCGTCCCGTTTACCCGCCGGCAGCAGGTGGCGAACCGCGCGGTCGATGTTCTGGTTGAGCCGGTTCTTCAGCTCCGCCATGTCGAGTATCAGATCTTGACCCCTTGTGCCCTGAGTTCGCGTTCCTCGGCTTCACTCTCGGCGCGGATCTTCTCCAACGTCCGAATGGGAAGCCCAGTATCCGGATTGATCGGTCGGTCATCATCAGCGCTGTTGCGGCTGCGGATCGCCGCCTCGATCCATGCCACCGGTTCGGTCGCCGACGCCGCCTTGGGCAGAATTCCGGCGAGCCTCTCGTCCCCGACCGCCTTGCGCCACTTGCCGACCAGGGACCGAGCCTGCTGCTCCGACTTGCCCGTGGCGGTGATCAGCCGGACCCCGACGTCGAACAGTTCCTTGACCGGATCTTGCTGAGAATCATTCGCGGCGCCATCGGCGCCTGTTTCTGAACGAAGTGAAGAAACAGAACCTTCCTTTCCCTTCCTTTCCCTTCCCTTCCCTTCCTGCAATCCCCGGTGCTTCCCCGGTGCTTCCCCGCTATTTCCCGGGGAAGCACTCGGGAGGTACTCCTTTGGTTCCGGGTACTTAGCGGGCGCCTGGGCCTCCTTGCCGCCGATCCGCTGGTGATCCTTAAATGACGGTACTTCTCCGTACAATTCACCGTCGATTTCGTACTGCTTGACCATGCCTGCTTCCCGGAGAAGCACCAGGGAAGCACCCAGGTCGAACCCGAGAAACGGCAGGATATCGAGTTTCAGTACCCGAGGGTTCCACTTGAACCGCCCCTCCTTGTCGCAGTGCCCCCACAGCGCTTCGAAAACCAACATCACATGCTGGCCGGGGTTGGCCGCCTCAAGGTCTTGAAGATCTTCGTCGCGGAAAAATTCTGGTTTGACCGTTCTGATCCGAGCCAATCCTAAGCCCCCTTCAGTCCCAATGCGTTCAGACAGATTTCGGTGTCCTGGTCGGTGAGCCGGCCGGCCGCTCTGGCCTCCAGGATGCGCTTCGCGCCGCCGCCGTCACGGACCTTCACGGTCGGAAACACCGCACCCTTCTCGCGCAGCTTGGCGTACATGTCGCCGTCCAGCTTGGGCCAGCCGGCGCTGTGGGCGCGGCTCTGCTGCGATAGCCTGCGTCGCTTGCGGCTGGCCACGACGAGTTTGATGATGCGCCGCTCGCGCCTGTCGATGGTGGCGTTGATCCGATACCGCGCCTGTGTCGAGTCGCGTTTGAGGCCCCTGCCGATCTCGTCCCAGGAATATCCCTTCAGGCGCAGCTTACGCCCCCTCTCGACGACCTCCTCGGGCCAGGTCTCGGGCGGCTTCTCGGTGTACAGGCGGTTCTCGACGAACGGGTTGTGGATCTCGCGCACCGTGGACGGGTGCAGGCGGAAGGTTCGCCCGCGCCGGGGCCAACCGGCATCGGCCAAATCCCGGCACATCACGATCGCCATGTTGCGCGCGTACATCCGCTCGTAGTCGCGGCCGGCCCGCTGCATGTGCCGGCGGGACATGCCGGTCTGCTCGTGGATGTAGGCGATCACCTCGGGAATGGTGGGGTATCGGAGCATCAGGCGGCCTCCCCGTTGGTCTTGTGGTCAACCTCAGCAAACAGCGGCGCGTCCGATTTAATGCGCCGCCGCGCCATCTCCGCGTATTCGGGATTGAGCTCGATCAGGATGGCGTTGCGGCCCAGTTGGTCGGCGACCAGCCCCGTGGTCCCCGACCCGCCGAACGGATCCAGCACGGTCCCGCCTTCCGGGCAGCCGGCCAAAATGCAGGGCCGCACCAGCTTCGGTGGGAAGGTCGCGAAATGTGCTTCGGCGAAGGGCTTGGTGGCGATCTCCCAAACGTTGCGGAGGTTGCGGCCCTCGCCTCTGGGGGCTTGATCCACCGTGCTCTGGTTGTTCTCCCCGGTGCGCCTGGAGGTTTTGCCGCGGTTGCGCCGTTTATAGTCCTGACGCGCTTTCTCCAGCCCCTTGTGGGGCGGATGAACACCGCTGCCGTTCTCGGCGCCTTCGTACTTTCGGGCGCCACCCTTCGCCCGCCGTGTGTACCCCTGCCCGTGCGGCGACTTGATCTTCTCCGGTGCGTTCGGTCCGTCGGGGTGTGCTGCTGGCGCCCTGACCGCTTCGGCGTCATAGAAATACTTGGCCGATTTGGACAGCAGGAAGATCTTTTCATGCGACGTCGCCGGCCGATCGGTCACGGACTCGGGCATCGGATTCGGCTTGGCCCAGATGATCTCCGAGCGTACCCACCAGCCGTCCTCCTGCAACGCGATGGCGAGCCGGTTCGGGACCATGCAAAGGTCCTTCGGCTTCAGCACACCGCCGACCGTCGAGAACGGCTTATCCCTGAAGGTCAGATCATCCGCCCCCAGGGCGTTGACCTCTTCCGCCTTACGTCCGGTGGGCGTCGTGGCGTAACAGTCGCCGTAGTTCACCCACAATGTGCCGTCGGCGCGCAGAACGCGGCGCACTTCACGGAAGACCGCCACCATGGCGTCCAGGTGTTCCGGCAACGTCGGTTCCAGGCCAAGCTGTCCGGGCACGCCGTAGTCGCGCAGGCCCCAGTACGGCGGACTGGTGACGGCACAATTCACGCTTTCGTCCGGCAGGTCCCGAAGCCGGTCCATAACGTCGCCAATCAGAATGCGAACGCTCATGCCACCTTCCCCTGGACCATTGGCGGGCGTTCGCCATGGGCCAGACCGGCCCGGTATTCCATTTCGGCCAGCGCCGCGCACTCGGGGCAGGCGTCCGGGCCGCCGATGGTGGATTCCACCGTTTCATCGAACGTGACCAGGCGGCCATGTTCATAGCCGTGCCGCGTCACGGTTTGCGTTACCTTCCGGGTTTCCCGGAACACCATGCCGGCGCCGCCGCAGCACCTACACATTGGCCACCCCCCGGGCGTCGTCTTCCCGTCGATGTTCGGAGCGAATCCAGTCCCTGGCCGCGTTCACCACGTGGCGCAGGTTTTCCGGCGTGCGATAGCGGAACCACCGACGAATGGACGCCAGCAGTTCCCGTTCTTCCCGGGACAGGCGGTTGTCGTCAGTGGCCCCGTTCATCGACTTAGGCCCCTTCCGGGTGGCCGACGAAGACCGGCAATACTCGGCAAGCGGGCGCGCCATGTGGCCTTCGCCACAGGCCGGGTCCCATGCGGTTTCGGGTCCGATCCTGCCCCAATGGTCGAGATGCTCGCACAGCGCCCGCGTCGCCCAGGGCGGCGTCGGAAAGCAGTCCAGGCCGTCCGGCGGCTCGTGCCGCTGCGCCATCACCGCGTGGGAGGTGTTCCGGGTCATTCCGCCGCCTCCCCGAACAGGGGGGTGTCGGAGCCCCGGACGTGCGCCAAACGGGCGTGGATGTCGGCCACCCACTCCTCCGACTGCTCGATGAGCACGGCGTCGAAGCCCTCCGCGAGGCAGGCTTGGCCCGTGGTTCCGGTGCCGGCAAAGGGATCGAGAACGGTTCCGCCGGGCGGTGTCACCAGCCGGACGAGCCAGCGCATCAGCGACACCGGCTTGATGGTGGGGTGGCGCGAGCCGCCGCGGTCGGTCCTGTCCGCCTTGGCGCAGTAGAAGAAGCGGGCGGCGGAGCCGCCGCCGTCGTCGCGCGGTTTCATGTCGGGGCGCGGCCCCCAATCCCCGTAGACGTTGACGCTCTTGCGGTCGCCGAACTCGGGGCCGACGCCGCGCAGCGCGCCGGGGGCCTCGGGGAAGGCTTGAAGAACGTCCGCCGAGCCGTCGTGAACGACGTTGGCCGGCCAACGGCCGATGGTGGGATCGAAGCCCGCCTCCGTGCCGTCCAGGCGGGAACCGCCGAGACCGGAGCCGTAGATGCTGTTGGGCGTCGTCGAATGGCTTCGCGGAACGTTCTTGGAGCTTCCGACCCGGCAGGCGTCGATGTTGATGCCTCCCGTTCCGTGGCGCAGCACGTTGGCGGCGACGGTTCCGGCGGGCGGCCTGCGGGCGACGATGATGGGCTCGATGGCCGGCTTCAGGGCCGTGCCCCAGCCATCCCAAGCCTGCGCGTCGTCGGGGCGGGGCGCGGCCTTGCCGACGGCGGCGGCGACGTCGACCGACTTTGGAAACCCGGTGCCGTAAAGCCATGCGATCATGTCGCGGATCTCGAAGCCGGCGTCCTCGATGGCGCATGCCATGCGGTGATGGGTCCGCGTGCCGCCGAAGGCCAGGAGATGCGCGCCCGGCTTCAAGACGCGACAGACCTCGGCCCAGGTCTCCGGGCGGAACGCCACGTCGCCGCCGTCCCAGCCCTGCCCCATGAACCCGGACGACCGTCGCTTGGCGTTCGAGGTCAGGTGATAGGGCGGATCGGTCACGCAGGCGTGCAGGCTCTCGGCCGGCAGCGCCGGCAGCACATTGAGGCAATCGCCGTGGTGGACGGTGGCCGTCATCACGCGACCTCCGTGAGCAGGGGCGCGTCGCCGTTGATGCGCTCGCGGGCCATGTCGGCGTATTCGGGGTTCAGCTCGATCAGGATCGCGTCGCGGCCGAGGCGGGCGGCGACGAGGCCGACGGCGCCGGCGCCGGCGAAGGGGTCGAGCACGGTGCAGGGCACGGGGTCAGCGGCGCCGCAGTCGCAGGAAGGAACCCAACCGACTGTGCTTGTGCTGCGCTCAAGGCGTTGCGCAAACCCCGCCGTTTCATGCCGACGTTCCCGTGACCGTGGCCCGTTCGTCGAACGATTCCCCGGATTGATGTGGTCAGTCTCCGAGACACGCACCCACGGCGCACCACACTCCGGGCAGCACCCTTTCTCGCTGGTTCCGGCCTTGATGCACGGCTCGACCAGCGCTGTTGGGAAGGTGGCGAAGTGCCCGCCGGAAAATGGCGCTATAGGGATCGTCCAGACGTTGCGGAGGTTCGCGCCGTTGGCCTGCTGTTCCTCGCGCGACATCGCGTCCCAGCGGTCGTTGAAACCGGCATGGCGGCGACTGTGTCCCCATTGCTTGTCGCGCTTCGGGTAGCGGGGGTCTTGGTTGTCGTAGTCCGGTGACGAAGCCCAACCGGCGGGAACGCGACGAGCCTTCGGGTTTTCCAGCACCTTCCGGTGAGACCGATTGCCGGACTTGGGATCCTTCGGTCCTCCCGTCTGCTGGTCGAAGGTCGGTTGACTGAGCCGCTGTACGCTCGATGCCGCCATTGGCGTCCGCACCGCTTGGGCGTCGTAGAAGTACCGCCCGCTCTTCGCGAGCAGGAACACCTTCTCATGAGCACATGTCGGCCTGTCGGTAACGTTTTCCGGCATCGGGTTCGGCTTGTGCCAGACAATCTCCGAGCGCAGCCACCAGCCATCGGCTTGGAGCGCCAGCGCGACGCGAGCGGGCATCATCATCAGGTCCTTGGGTTTGAGGGTGCCTGCAGGCGTCCTGCCGACGACCTGAGAATCGGATCGGTTGCGCCCCCCCTCAAACTCGTTGTTCGGGACACCCTTGCCGGACCCCGCATACGCATCCCCGTAGTTCAGCCAGACCGTCCCGTCCTTGCGCAGCACGCGGCGAATCTCGCGGAACACCCGGACCATGGTTTCAATGTGCTCGCCCAGCGTCGGCTCGAGGCCAATTTGGCCGTCGATGCCATAGTCGCGCAGCCCCCAGTACGGCGGGCTGAACACTGCACAGTGAACGTGCTCGTCGGGAAGGTCGGACAGGCGGTCGAAGACATCGCCCTCAAGGATTTGTACTGCCACCCTCTCCCCCCTTGGCTTTTGCCAGCATCGATACGGCGATCAGGTCGCGCGCCATGGTTTCGGCCTGGTCCGGCGTCAGGAACACCTCGGACCGGTTGAAGATGGTCAGGCAGACCTCGCCGTCCTTTTCGGTCACGGCCCAGGCCGGGCGGCCCTGCTGGTGGGCGAGAGATGCGTTCATGCCGCGGTGTCCTTCTTCTTCGCGTGGGCCTTGGCGCGCGCGCAGTCCAGCACCCAAAGGGCGTCGACGCGGTTGTCGTCGTCGGCGGGCCAGCCGCGCTCCTCGGCCGCCTTCATCATCTCGGGCTTCTTCGCCCGCCCGTTGCCGGTCGCGTGCTTCTTCACCGTGCTGTTGGGCAGGCCCTTGTGCCAGATGCGACGGCGCTTGCAGTAGCTCACCAGGGTATTGGCCAGCCCCAGATTGATGGTTGCGGCGGCGTTGCTGCGTTGGGCCTTCGCTGGCAACGGCGCCTCGCAGACGATGCCCAGCGGTTTGTGAACCTGCACCATCTCGTCCAGCCACTTCTCGAACACGGTGAAGATCTCCGGCACGCAGGCCGGGAAGGTCTTCACGCCGCTGAAGGCGCCCGCGTCTTCTTGTCCGCAGGCCGCCTCCATGGGCGTCGGCGCCGGCGGGGCGATCGGCCCCACCGCCCACCCGGTCCGTGTCGAGAGGTCAAGGGCGAGGAACAGGTCGGGCATCAGGCGGCCCGGTCCTGCTCCATGGCGTCGATGAAGTCGAGCATGCCGCCCTCGGTCAGGGCGTCGTGCATGGTGCGCAGGTTGTCGAGGATGCGGTCGCGGTCTTCTTCCTCGTCCAGCAACTTGGCGTATTCCTGGCGCTTCCACAGCTTGTAGAGCAGGTTGATGTCGGTCAGCTCGATGTCGCTGTCGGCCTTCAGGTTCTGCTTCAGCTTCTTGCGCTCGTCCTGCAACGGCTGGACATACTTTTCCTTGGCGGCCTCGATCTGTTGGTCCAGGGCCAGCAGTTCGGGAAGGCGGTCGCGGATGTTTTCCTTGCGCGCCGTCAGGTTCACCGGGGCGTCGCCGTCTTGCATCATTTCCATGGGCGGTCTCCGAAAAGTGCCCGGCGCCGGGTCTCGGTAGGTCCAGCGCCGGGCGAGTTAAACAGGGAGGAAAATCTGCCGGGTGTCCCCGACACTCTCCGGCGCGAGTCAGAGAGCGCCGAAGTCTGGAGGGGCCGGAGCCCCGAATCTGTGGCAGGCCTAGGCCCTCGGTTATTCCCCGGCCGGGAGGGCTCCACGGCAACGGCCCCGTTAAGGGCGCCGGGCCAGATGTCCCCATGTCAGCCTGCCTGGGGGACCCACGGGAGGCGAGCGCGATGGTCGGCAAGGTAGGATTCGAACCCACGAAGGACTGAGACGGCGGGTTTACAGCCCGCATCCTTTGACCGCTTGGATACATGCCGAAATTCGTGATGCGCTCGGCGAAGCACCTCCCGCGCCGTCGCGCTGCGACACGGCATTCCGGTCCTGGGTCACCGGATGGGAGATGCTTCGCGGAACACGTCACCATTGGCCTTCCCCAAACAGCGCGTCCGCCAAGGCCGGCCAGACGAGCGAAAAGTTGGGCTTGAACATCACGCCACCTCCTTCGGCTTGGCCGGAACATCGATCTCATGCGGCGGTTCGGCGGTGTCGCGGATGCGCGTGGCCACGTCGATCACGTCCTGGGCCTCGCTGGCGATCTCGCGCCGCTCGCCAAGCTTAAGGACACCGTCCTCCATCGCCTTGTCGATCACGGCATTCAATTCGCCACCCTCGATGGACAGGCGGCGCAGGCCCCTCTCCAAGTCGATGCCTCGCGGCGAGCCGGTGGTGAACGATCCGACCAAGTCGGCGAACAAGTTGGCGAATAGCGGATCCTTGCCCTGCCCGATCAAAGCGGCGTCCAGGGCAGCGGCGTCGACCAGGGACAGCGCCATGTCGTTGGTCGGGCTGGCCACCTTGTAGAACAGGTTGCGGGTCTTGCCGGTGTGACCCTCGATGGCCTCGTTGCTGAGCCCGTGCAGGGCGTCGATGATGCGCTGGTTGACCGATCCCGCGCGGCGGTGGTGGGTCATATTCAATTTTCCCCTTTGCGATTGAAAATGACCGGCGGCGAAAAACCCGCCACGCTCCGGCCATGGGAAACAACGTCGTTAGATTTCCCCGCCCTGAGACGGCGGCGCCCGCTCCCACAGACCCCGTGGGCGTCGCCGTCGCCTTCCTCTGCGAAGCGGCCGCGGATCTCCCCAGAGTCGCCACAGAAGAGAGCGATCGGGATGCGTGGATCCTGTTCAAGGCGGTGGTTTCGGGCCTCAGGACCTACGAGGAGCGCTGAGCCATGGACCCCCTCACACTCATCCCCTGGGCGATGGGCGGATTCGCGTGGCACGCCCTGGTCTGGCTGGGCCTGAGATGGCGCCGGCGCCTGCAGGGCGGGATCAACTTCACGGGGGAGTGGTGACATGGCTAGGTCACTCCGCCGCGACGCTGTTCTTGGCCGCTTCGGCAAGCGCTTCGCCGAGGTTGAATTTCGGCTTGAGCCTCCAGACCGGACGCGCCACGCGGCCGGCAGTTTCGAGGGCGACAAGATGCGCATCAATGCCGGCACGCTGGCTTTTCAGGCGGGCGACGACGGACTCACATTCGAGTTCAGACAGGAGGTTCGCGACCTTCCACTTCCGTCCATCTTCCCCATCGACCGGATAGGCGGCGTGAATTTCCTCGTCGAACAGGTCGGGCTGCAAGCTGAAGCGAGCGGCCATTTCCTTGGCGGTTCGCGTGCGTAGGCGACCTGTGATGAGACGGCGCGCCCCATCCCGAGTGAACCGGTCGATTTCGTGCTTGTCCGCTGCCTCGATCAGCTTGCCGGTCAGGTCGTCAACGTCGGCCTCGCCGGACTGCAGCGCCGATTCAACCAGCTTGTCGGCGATGTCCGAGATGTTGCTCATGTTCGCTCCACTTCTTTGCAAAGACCTCCAGCCACGCCACCGCCGCGTCCAGCGATGGGGAAACGTCATGGGCTATCGGCATAAAGAACTCGCGCACGGCCCGTTCAGGCGGAACCGGCATGGCCGCGAGTTTTTCGAGGGTCAGGATGATTTCCATCGACAGGTTCTTGCGCCGGGTGTTCTCTTCCCGTTTCTCCCCTGCCCAGGGATCTATGAATTCGCCCGTTGCCGGGTCGATGGTGACGACCTCGGCGTCTCGGGGCTCTCGCTTATCGGCATAGTCAGGGATGTAGCCGTAGTCGCCTTCAGGCGTGCCGGCCTTGTCGGTCTTCGGCTTCGACTGGCCGATGTTGGCGGTGTTCATCTTCGCCGTGGTGCCGTGCTTGGTGGTGTAGGTGCGCTCACTGCGAATATTCGCAGTGGGAGGCGTGACCTCGGCCCGCAGCTTGTTGACGAACCGGTCGGACACGCAGCAACGCTTGGCAATTTCCCGGTCCGACCACTGCGACCACTCCTCATCACGCAAGAGTGCGAGAGCCGCGCGGCGCTTGTCCTCGTTGGACCGGGGATAGCCGTGTGTCGCGTTGGCGCCGACGCTAAACAGGATGGCGTCGCGGCGCGTGCCCTGATGAACCTCCGCCGGGATCTCGTCGTAGTTCAGCGTCTCGAAAGCGACCTTGCGGTGGAAGCCGTCGGCAAGCCAGTGGTCGGAGCCGTCATGGAAGACCACCACCGGCGGGAACGTCGCGCCCGCGCACATGTCGTCCACGTAGCGACGAACCACATCCTCGTTGATATGGTCCCGCGGCTGCGTGCCGCCGTCGGTGCGGATGGACGCGATGGGCAGGCGCGTGGTCATGCGGCGTCCTCCTCGCCCGCGCCGGCATCGAGGAAGTCTTGCGGGGTGACCGCGCCGAATATGTCGGGACGCAAATCGCGGCGCGTCACTTTGCCATGTGTGGCAACCTCTATCGCAATCGCCCGCTCAATAGGTACGCGACCGTTCTTTACCCACAAAAAAACGGCTTGGGGCGTTACGTCCAACGCTTCTGCGAAGGCCACACGGCCACCGAAG